TTATATTTTCGAACTTGCAACAGGAAATAAGGACGGAGAAATCTTAACTTCCGATGAATACAAATTCTTAGAAGATTTCCGCACATACAAGATCCGTCTACTTGGCACAGGTATTGCAGAAGACAATACATGTGCATTGCTACTTGATATTTCTGGTTTAGCACCTTTATATTTAACAGTTAAACAGCTACCTGCTGCCTAATTGCTAAATGGATAGAGAACATCTAAAAAGAAATGTTGATACTGTCAAGCCAGCCGCAAAGCTGGCTTGCAATATCACGTGGGAAGAATCAGAAACAAATAGCAAGTTAGAAGAAATTATTAAAAATAGCATTGCAACAATCTGCGATATGCTTGGCAGTGATGAGATTGATTTCGAGAATGATATTCGCTCAAGAGAACTTCTGATTAATTACATTGTGTATAAATGGAATAATGTTCCTGAACAATTTCGCACTAACTATATAAGTGACATCTTAGAGTGCAGAAAGAAGGTTCAGTTAGAAAAATTTGTTCCTGAAGGTGATTCCTGATGAAATTCAAAAGTGATATCGATACCTGTAATTCTGGCATCGTCTCAATTGGAACGGATAAGAAAACAAAAACAAAATACGGTGGACAAATCAATGTCAAATCAATTGATGACCTTGCAAATGTTAACCG